CCTACACCACCTGTGCCACCGCCCTCCGACACGTCCACGCCGATGACCGCTGGAGCTGTTGCAGTGTCCGCATCTGCAGTTGTGAAAGCGAATGCTGATGTCCCCAAGACACAGAACCCGGTAGGTGGTTGGGCCAAGGACATGCTGGTTGCAACCAGTGAGGTCGCTCCTGCGTCCGACATCGGAGCCTTTCGCACGGGCTGCCAAGTGACCAAGTACGCGTTCGATGATCCGATCGTGTACCCAGGTCAGCCTGGCAAGAGCCACCTGCACACCTTCTTTGGCAACACTGGGATCGACGCGTACTCGACGGCGACCAGCTTGTCGACCACTGGTAACAGCACCTGCCGAGGCGGCACGATCAACCGCAGCTCGTACTGGGTGCCGTCGATGATCGACACTAGAACCAGCGCACCTCTCGCGCCAATGTTCGAGTCGAACTTCTACTACAAATCGGGTTACGCGTTGCCACCAACATCGATCACTGAAGTTCCACTTGGTCTGCGCATGATTGCCGGCGATGCCAAGGGTTCGCCTACGGCACCGAGCAGCGCTGCCAGCTATGCATGCGTGTGGAATGGCGGCAACTCGAACTGGTCGAAGAGCATCCCGACTGACTGCCCGGGCGGCGATGGAAGCTGGCTCATCATGGGCATCGACTTCCCTCAGTGCTGGGACGGCGCGAATCTGGACTCACCCGATCACAAGAGCCACATGACGAACCCGGTGAACGTGAAGGCGAACAACACCGGCAACTGCCCAGCCACGCACCCTGTGGCGCTGCCGCAGATTGCGTACCAGATCCTCTACCAGGTGAAGGTGACGGGCGAGACGAAGTACTGGCGTCTGTCGAGTGACAACTACGACCTCACCAAGCCAGCAGGCTATAGCGGGCATGGAGACTACTTCATGGCGTGGAAGCCGGAGATCGTGAAGGCCTGGACCAAGAACTGCGACAACGCGATGAAGGACTGCCATTCCCACCTGCTTGGCGACGGGCGAATGATGGTCATTCCTTGAGCCGATTCAGATTGACAGGGTGGTGGCATTTCGCTACCCTGTCTATTGACGGAATTGCCAAAAGAGCACTACCGAAAAACCACCACTTTAGGACACCATGGACAACCAATTGCTTGACATTTTCGCCGAGTACGCAACCGACGAAGCCCTCGAAAACAACGGTACCATTTTCCCGTTGGCGAGGGGAGCAAGTCTGCTGATCGCTCGCGCCGGAAATCGCCGCTACAGCCGCGGAATTTCGGCGGCCGTTGACCTGAAACGCGTCGAACTGGAAGCCGGCCCCAACGCTACCGAAGCTGCGCTCGACGCCGCCGCCGTCGTGTCCGACGAGATCTTCGTTGAAGTCATGGCCGACACCATTCTGCTCGGTTGGAACAAGCTGGCCTTCAAAGGCAAGGAACTGGAGTATTCGCCCGAGAACGCGCGAATGATGCTTCGCATCAAAGACTTCCGCAAGCTGGTCGCAGGCCTGTCGGAGCGTGTTGAAGCCTTCAAGGTGAAAGCCGAGGTCGAAGCGGGAAAAACCTAAGGGCCTACCTTGAGTGGCACCTGAACTGGGGCACCACTGAATACGAATCCTTGTTCAAGGTCATGCGGGAGAACGGCGACGTTCATCCCGCAATGCTCACCAAGACTGCGCTCAGGAGTGGACATCGTCGGTACTACGACGTTTACCGCTCGCTGAGCGCAAGTCGCACCTGGAGCCAGGTAGGCCCCAATCCGATTCAAGTCAGTGAGGTTCACAGCTACATGGAGATGGCAGGCATTGAGGACCCATCCACACGTTTGAAGTACCTGCGTCTGATCCAAGGAATGGACGTGATCGAGTTGAAGAGCATTCGAGAGAAGACGAAGAAGACATGACCACCGCGAAGCTATCAGTCGGCATTGACACCCAGGAGGCATATGCCGCCCTGAAGGCACTTCGCGCGGAGATGCAGAATCAGCCGCACAACCTGTTGATCAGCGTTGATGCGAAGTCTGTTGATCGAGACATCGAACGCTATTTGAAGCAGCGGACGTTCAAGATCTCTGTCAACACAAAGGCGCTCGGTGCCGAGATCGCAAACGACGTTGGTATTGCGCTCGACCGCGCGTTCGAACGAGGCGACCGCAAGTTGTCGTGGAATGTCGCCGCTCTGCGTGGCGGGCTCAACTCGGCTATCGACCCGATCTTCAACGACCCGCAGCGTCGCCTCCGTTTCGACCAGGCAGGCCTGACCGCGCAGGTGCACGCATCGGTCGCTGCTGGCCTCGCTGGTGGTGTCCTGAAGGTCGACACGGCCCTGGGTGTCGCCGCAGGCGCTGGCGGCGTTGGCGCCCCCACTACGGCCGGCAGCGTGCCGATCCTGAACGTTATCCGCGAGACGTTGCTGCCTGCAGTCGACCGGATGACCATGGCGGCTGACCAGCTGGCCGCCGTCGCGCGCCGGACTAGCGTCGGCGGGACATCAGGCAGCGCCGTCGCAAAGCGTTCAATCTCAACGAAGGACGAGCAAGGGTTCACCACGTCGTTCTCGCAGAAGCTGGAGAACCCCGAGCTGCAGCTGGCGGGAATCCAGGTCGCCAACTACGACAAGAAGGCTGACTCACGTGAGCTGCTCAACCTTGTGGGCCAGCGCGACAACGAGCTGAAGCGCATGCGGGCGCAGGCGACAGCGGAAGAACTCAACGAAGTGGGTCAGCGCGCGTCCCAGCTGAAGGCGCTGAAGGCCCAAGCAACAGGAGAGGAACTGAACGAACTTGGTCAGAGGACCGAGCTATTGCGTGCACGTCGGGCTCAGGCTGCAGGGCAGGAACTGAATGAGATCGGTCAGCGCGCCGAGCTGTTCCGCCAGCGCCGAGCGCAGAGCGCCAGTCAGGAGTTGAATGAAGTAGGTCAGCGCGCGGATCAGCTGCGTCGCATCCGCGCCCAGTCCGCGGGCGAAGAACTCAACGAAGTGGGTCAGCGCGCGTCCCAGCTGAAGGCGCTGAAGGCCCAAGCAACGTTCAATGAGCAGGGCTTCAGTTTTGGTCCCGACCGATCGACATACGACGCATCCCTGGCTGCCGGTCGGCTGAAAGAGTCCAAGGCGGTGATGGACGAGTACCGAGCCAGCACTAAGGAAACGGCTGCAGCTCACCGCGTGCTCACCGGCACCATGAACGAGGCCCACTCGGCAGCACGGGGCCTAGCGGGTTCCATGGGCGCCATGTGGGCGACTTACGGCAGCATCGTGCCCCTTGTGGCTGCTGCTGCCATCGGTGCGTCGCTGAAGAACGTTTTCACGGTCGGCAAGGAGGTCGAGTACCAACTGGCCTTCGTGTCTGCGCTGTCGGAAGGCGCGGTTGTTTCAGTCGACAAATTCGGGCAATCGGTGCGTGGATCACTGGTCCTGCCAGCAGAGGCGTCGCAGGCCATGCGCGGCCTGGCGCAGAACGGACTCAGCGTCGGCGAATCGTTTGCGGCACTTCCTTCGATCCTAGCGCTGGCAACTGCCGGCGAGATGAGCCTGAGCGACGCGGCGTTGGGTGCGACCGGCGTCATGGCGGCGTTTAATTTGACAGTAAACGATTTGGGGCACGTCGGGGACGTGTTTGCCAAAGCAGCTGCCATTTCAAACACGAGTGTGCAGGGCATGGTCGAGTCCATGAAGCAGGCATCCACGGTGGGTGACCAGTTCCATGTGACGATCGAAGAAACCGCAGCATCACTCGCGGTACTCGCTCAGCGGAATATCACAGGTTCGGCTGGGGGCACTGCCCTGCGCAACATGCTGACCGAGCTTTACGCTCCATCGAAGCGTGCCAAAGAGGCTTTCGCTTCTCTCGGTCTCGAACTCTACGACTCGAACAAGCAACTCATTCCGTACCGTGAAGCGCTCTTGAAGCTGCGGGATACGGTGATCCTGCTGAACGAGCCGAGTCGCAACGAGTTCCTCACGACGGTCTTCAACGAGCGTGGCGTCAAGGGTGCCAGTGCGCTGCTGTCTGACATGGACCTCTTCAATGAGAAGTTCAAGGAGATCAGCACCAACAGCTCCGGCTTCGCACAGGGCGTCAACGACGCTCTCGGAGAGACGTCTGCAGGCAAATTGAAGAAGCTATTTAGCGAGTTCGAGCTTGCCTCCGACTCGGCATTCAACAGCGCCAGTACCGGCGTGAAGGGATTCACCGACTCGTTGCGTGTGTTGGTCAATTCCAAGGACTTTCAGGACACCCTGACGAACCTGGTGAACGGTGTCGTAACGCTGACCCGCTTCCTGCAAGAGAACGCTCAGGTCATTCTCACGACCGTTGGTGTGTGGGCTGCATTCAAGATCATCGACGGCGTCATCGTTTCATTCGTCGCACTGCGCGGCGCGCTGGCCGCTGCCAGCATTGGTGTCACCGCGTTTGGTACGGCTGCGATGACTGCGCTCGGCGCCGCCACGGGCGGCGTCGCCATCGTGCTGGCCCTGGCTGCCGAGTACCTTCTGTTGAAGGACAACACGACAGGAGCTGAACGGGCGCTGCGAGCACATACCGACGCGACCACCTTGGCCAACGCTGAGTCCGACACGCGTGTCAAGAAAATGATCGGTGAGAACGAGGTTCTCAGCCGGCAGACCGAACTGATGTGGCAGGGCGTCGACGCGGCCAAGGCGAAACTACAGGCTGAAGCGGAGCAGGGTGGCAAAACCGACGCAAAGGGCGCGCTCTCGCTCTCACAGAATGAGGCGCTGCTTGCAGATGCCAAGGCCCGCCTGGCGAATCAACAGATTGCTGATCAGTCCAATGCAGCTTCTGGCACCTTCGACACGTCTCAATCGGATGCCCTGCAGAAAGAGATCACGCTGCTGGAAAAGTCCAATGCAGAGGATCGGAAGGCACTCGACCTGTCGAAGGCACTCGCTCGTGAAAGCGTGTCTCGCGCTCGGGAGACAGACCAGATCAGTCTGGTGTCGGAGATCAACAGCTTCAACGCGAAGCTCGAACAACAGAAGTCGTTGAAGGCGTCGATCACCATCGACAAGATCAACCTCGACTGGGCAAAGGCTCTGCCGCCAGAAACCGTTCGGGATGAGATGAAGAAGCGGATGGCGTTGCTAAACAAAGAGCAACTGAACACCTTCACAGCGCCTGACCACAAGAGTGATCGTACGTCTCACAATGACACGCTGGCGGAAATCGAAGACCGCAAGCACGAGTACGAGCGCGACGTCAAACTGGTAGAGGCGAAATACAAGACCGAAGACGTATTGCTGCGCGCTCGCCAGCAAGCCGGCCTCATCTCGTCCGAGGAGTACGAAACCACGCTCAACGTTGTGGCCGCACGTCACTCAAAGGAGCGCGTTACCCTTGCCCAGAAGGAAGCGGACGACATCCAAGCCATCGCGGACAAGGCGCAGGCTGCCGACGCAGGCAAGCCGAAAAACAAGCGAAGCCTGACGGATGCTGATCGATCGAAGATCGACCGGGATCTCGAAGATGCGAAGGCCAAGGCATCAGCTGCCTCGGCTGATGAAACCCTGCGCGCGGCAACCGCAGCTGTGCAACTCGAAGGCGCACTGAAGAAGTCTGCAGAGGCCGCCAAGCTGATTGAGATGAAGCACGCCGTCGACGACATGAAAGCGCTGCGGGACCTGGCGCGGTCGATGGACGAGTTCAGCACCGACAGCAAGCGTTCGCTCGGCGCCGGAACGAACCAAACGCTGTATGGTGCCCAGCCAACTACGGGATTGTCGGCCGACCAACGTGAGGTGGTGGGTCGCGAGAACTTCGAACGGTCGCTCAATGGCAAGCTGAACAAGGACACGTCGCTGAAGGGTCAATCAGCAAAGGACACGACCCTAAAGGCTGGTCTGGCAGCCTATGACGCGTATGCCACGGACCTGCTAAACCTTGGTCAGAAGCTAGATCATGCCCAAGGTCTGCTCGACGATATCAACGCCCGCAAGTCGGTCCTACAGCAGGACCTCGAACTTGGCCTGACGACGAACGCCGCCAAGACTCGCGAGGACATTGATGCCTTGGCAGCTTCCGCCGAGAGCCTTGGTCGGAATGTTGAGAGCATCAAGAAGGAGGTCAGTGCAGTTGAGTCCATGCGAGACAACTCCGTGGCTACGAGGTCTACAGCTGCGAAGGCCGCGTTCGACTACGAACGCTCTGCTCAGGCTGGTATGTTGTCGTTCTGGAAGCAGTACCGTGATGAGGCTACCAACAGCGCGAAGCTGGTCAACAACGTGATGTCCCAGACCTTCTCCTCCATGGAGCAGGGTCTGATGCAGTTCGTGACGACCGGCAAACTGAACTTCAAGGATTTTTCTCGGAGTGTGCTAGCAGACGCCGCCCGCATGTTCGCCAACGACCAGCTTCGCAAGCTGCTTGGGCTCGCTCTGAACTTCGTTGTTGGTGCGGCCAGCAGTGGCAGCGGCAGTAGCACGACTGTCAACGGCTCAGCCGGCGATGTTACGGTAGCCCCGAACCTAGCTGCGCATGGCGGCGTCTACACCGAGTACGGTGTGCTGCCTCTGCGCAAGTACGCAAGCGGTGGCGTCGAGCATGGTCCGGCTGTCACCATCCACGGCGAAGGCTCGCTGCCCGAAGCCAATGTCCCCCTGCAGGATGGACGCACGATTCCTGTCACGCTCTCGGGCGGCACAGGGGGAGGTGGTGCGACGACCGTTTCGATTCAGGTCAACATAGACAGCAACGGTAAATCGCAGGTAGAATCTGACACTTCTGGAAATAAGGCCAACGCGCTGGCGCAGATGATGGAATCCGAAATGATGCGGATCATCGCTCGTGAGAAGCGTGCTGGTGGTCTCCTCTACGCGTAGGTCTCAATGGCAATTTTTACGTGGACACCAGATCAAGGACTTGGCCAGAAATCCGAGGCTAAAGTCGACGAGGCCATCTTCGGTGATGGCTACGTACAACGTGCTGGCAATGGCATCAACAACATCAACGAAGAGGTGGAACTGACTTTCACTGGTCGGTATCGCAGTGAGATCGACGCCATTGACTCCTTCCTACGCGCTGCCAACGGTGTGACCAACTTCACCTTCACAGTTCAGGGCAGCTCGGCGAAGAAGTACACCTGCTCTTCGTGGAGCACCAACTACAACCACGACACTGACTCGTCACTGTCGGGCGTGTTCAAGCGTCGATACGAGACATGACCATTCAAAGTCACATCCAGAGGCTAGACCTTGGAAGGCAGGTGAGCCTGTACGAGTTGGATACGACCGTCATTGGAGGAGTAGACAAGTTCTACTTCTGTGCGAGTACAGACGAGAACTCGAATCCTATCGTCTGGCAGGGCATCACCTATCAACCATTCTCTCTGGAGGCCAAGGGGTTCGAGACCTCAACGCGGGGTACTCTTCCTCGTCCGGTGCTGTCCATCGGAAACGTCACGGGGATCATCTCGGTTCTGCTGCACGACCACGACGACTTGATCGGTGCCAAGATCATTCGCCGTCGCACGTTTGACGTTTTCCTTGATGGAGCACCAGGGGCGGACCCAGATCAGCATCTGCCGGATGACGTCTTCTACGTTGAGCGAAAGCTGACAGAGAGTGTCGACGGTGTTGAACTGGAACTGTCTTCCGCCATGGACCTAGAAGGCATGCAGTTGCCTGCTCGAACCATTGTCGCAGGCTCGTGCCAATGGGAGTACCGAAGTGCCGAATGCAGCTATGTTGGTGTCTCCTACTTTGACATCTTGAATCTGCCTGTTGCATCTCTCTCCCTCGATGTGTGCAACAAGCTGGTCCCTGGGTGCAAGGTGAGGTTCGGAGAGAACAAGCGTTTGCCGTTCGGCGGATTTCCAGCGGCTCGCATCTTCAAGAACGGTTGACATGCAAAACCTTGTGGAGATGGTGGCTCATGCCAACATGGAAGCACCCAACGAGGCTTGTGGCCTCGTTGTTGCATCTGGCGACAGGCAGCGCCTGATTCGCGCGCGCAATGTGTCCGAGACCCCGAGGCACACGTTCGAGATCGACGAAGAAGCGTGGATGGGAGTGGAGGAGGGCGAAGAGGTGGTGGGCATCTATCACTCCCACCCAGGCACACCGCCTCAGCCGTCTATGGCTGACCTATGCATGTGCGAAGCAACCGACCTCCCGTGGCACATCGTCGATCTGGCGGGTGGCTATACGTTGACCAATCCGAGCGGCTACAAGGCTCCCTACCTTCGCCGGCCGTATGTGCATGGAGTGCATGACTGCTTCTCGATTTGCCGTGATTGGTACAACCGGGAGTGGGATCTCGGCATTCCCGACTTCGATCGTGAGAACGATTGGTGGGTACGAGGCGGCAACCTGTATATGGATCACTACCAGTCGTTAGGCTTTGTTGAGGTTCCTCGGCAGCCTCCTCAGATCGGCGACGCGTTCCTTTTCAAGATCAAGAGCCCCGTCCCGAACCACGCGGCGATCTACGTTGGAAATGGCGAGATCCTCCACCATGTCGTCGGTCGACTTTCATGCACGGAACAGTACGGAGGCCTGTGGGTGAAATTCACTACCCACCAACTTCGTCATACCTCAAGGATTGAACTTCATGGTTGAAGTCCGCTTGCACGGCCCCCTGGCCAAGGCCTTCGGTATGAAATGGATGTTGGACATCAACAGCCCAGGCGAAGCCATACACGCGATCGAGGCGAATCGACCAGGCATCCGAAAAATGATTCGTGATCTGTCACGGAAGGGCCTCGTCTTTCGCGTGCGCACGAAGGACCATGACTATGGCAATGATGACGTGCATGGCTCCCTTGGCAAGGCCAAACGTGTCGACATCATTCCTATCGTACGTGGTGCAGGCGCAGGCGTTCGATTTGTTGTAGGTGCCATCCTGGTGGTCGTCGGCGCATTCGTTACCGTTGGCTCTGACGGCGCTGCTACTCCGTTCGGCAAGGTCCTGATCAGTGCGGGCATCTCGCTGATGATTGGGGCGGTGACCGAATGGCTGACTCCTGTTCCGAAAGAGGACGAGGCGACGGAAAACAAGCAGAGCTGGACCCTGAATGGACCATCGAATACTGCGGAGCAAGGCTACCCTGTGCCCGTTCTCTACGGTGAGGTGTTGACTGGAGGCTATCCAATCAGCGCGAGTGTCTCCGCCTCTCAAGTGAACGTAGGTGGCACACTCGATCCAGACGTGGATATCACCGGCAACAGAAATCCGGTGTTGAACAGTTTTCTGAACTCCTGGTATCTGGACAGTGTGTTGGCCAGACCTAGCACGATGAACATGCAGCTGTCTGCGTTGCCGATCAACCTGAGTGAGCCGTATACATACGAGTGGTCGTGTGTTCGTGTGTCGGGAGGGAACGGAACCTTCGTCAGCATGACGGTGCTTGACGCTGACAAAGCTACAGCCATCATTCGGATTGTGATGAACGGCGGAGGTACTGGTGACAGTGCTGTCGGCATCCGAAAGTTTCTAGGCAACGTGACGTTGACGATCACGGGAACTGAACAGGATCGCTCTGGAACAGGAGCCCCTTCAATCCTGACGGAAAGCCGCACAGTCCCAATAACGATGACGATGATTGCTCGCCAACTTGGGCACGGTTGAATGACACAAATGAATACTGAGAAGCAATTGAAGATCATCGGCGCAGATGGTGGATTCAGTGAAGATCCAGACAGCCTGTCATCGGTCGCACGCGCTAGATTTGTTGACCTCATCGGTGAAGGCGAGATCGGTGGTCTCGTGAACGGTGACTACTCTGTCTACGTCAACGGTGTTCCGTTGAAGACAACAGAAGGCACAGCCAATTACAAGCCATTCAGGCACCTTGAAACCCTTGGCACGCAGGACCAAGACCCCATTCCGGGCTTCGCGGGTACCTATCAAGAGAACGCGGTCAACGTTCAGTTGCTGTATCCGTCCGGCAAGATCATTCGATCCATCACCGACGCTGATGCTGATTCGGTGCGCGTGACCGTTTCGGTACCTTCTCTGACTAACACCACGTCAGATGGGAGGATCGTTGGGACCAGCGTTGCTTACCAAATTTCAGTTCGAGTTTCCACATCCAGCACGTGGATCGTGGCCTATTCGGGCGCGATCAGTGGCAAGACTACGTCGACCTTTCAACGTTCGCACGAAATCCCTTTCAAGGCTCTCGGCCTTGGACCGTTTCAGATCGCTGTCGAACGGATTACCGAAGATTCGACCAGCTCACTCCTGCAGAACGACTTGTACTGGGATACCTACTCGGTCATCAACTTCGAGCCCTTCGCCTATCCGAACTCGGCGCTGATCGCGACCGAAATCGATGGCCGCTATTTCAGCACCGTGCCGCAACGTGCGTATCACGTACACGGTCTGCTAGTGAAGATCCCATCCAACTACGATCCAGACCTTCGCACCTACGACGGTGTGTGGGATGGAACGTTCAAGGCGGAGAAGGTCTACACCAACAATCCCGCCTGGTGCTTCTACGACCTGGTGACGAACAAGCGCTACGGCCTTGGCAAACGCATCAGTGAGCTGCAGATTAGCAAGTGGGATCTCTATCTGATTGCGCGCTACTGCGACGAAATGGTGCCCACGGGGCTGACAACCAATATCGGTGACTTCACCACGGGTGGCACTTCCGTCAATGCAGATGGTTCTCCGAACATTTCTGTACCTACCCGAATTGCAGAGGTTGAGCCGCGATTCACCTTGAACTGCGTGATCAACACGAAGGACGATGCATACAAGGTACTGGGCAATCTGACCAGTGTCTTCCGTGGCATGTCGTATTGGGCTTCAGGCTCCGTTGCTGTCACTCAAGATCGACCAACAGAGCCATCGATCATTTGGACGAATGCCAACGTTGTCGGTGGCAAGTTCTTCTATGAAGGATCAGCCCGCACAGATCGACACACAACAGCAACCGTCGCCTGGAACGATCCGGCGGAAGGCTTCAAACAGAAGTACGAATACGTCGAAGACAAAGCAGGCATGGCTCGCTATGGAATCCGACCGATCGACGTCACTGCCTTCGGTTGCACGTCACGCTCGCAGGCTCGGCGATTCGGTCTGTGGTTGCTCTACACCGAACGGGTGGAGAGTGAAGCCATTCGGTTCAGTGTCGGCATGGATAGCGCCGACGTACTGCCGGGCGAGGTTGGACAGATCATGGACAACAAGCGGGCAGGTGTTCGTTGGGGCGGACGCATCACCGCGACTTCGACTGCGAACATCGGACTCGACGCACCTGTGACCCTGGCAGTGGGAACGTACTCTCTACTCGCAATGGGTGTCGACGGTGCATTGGTCACGAAGGCTGTGAACATCACGGTAGCCGGCTCGTACAGCGTGCTGGCTCCGTCGATCCCGTTTGACGTGCCACCGCAGCTGAACGCGATTTGGGCGCTCTCATCAACTACTGTGACGCCCCAACTTGGCCGTGTCATTCGGATGAAGCAGCAAACGAACACTCAGTTCGAAGTAACCTGCCTTGAAAACAACCCCAGTAAATATGACGCTATCGAATTTGGGGAAGCACTGGACCCGACGAACTACTCGTTCCTGTCAATCGACAAGGTTGCAGACGTCACCGGCCTGAGCGCCGCCGAGACCACGTTCCGAATCAACGTCAACACGCCAATCGTGGTGAGAGTCGATCTCAGCTGGACGCCAGCAAATGACAGTCAGGTCCGTGGCTATGTTGTGAAGTACCGAGGTGCTTCAGGCACCTTCTATGAGTACCAGGAACAATCAGCCACGGAACTGGTAGTTAACGGATTGACCCCAGACACGTACACATTCAGTGTGTTTGCTGTCAATCAGCTTGGTCGACCAGGTGCTGCGACATCTGTGACGATCAATGTTCTGGGAGTCCCCTCAGGGTCCCCTGATACCACGCCACCGCCAGCATTGAGCGGCCTTGCCGTTGCGCCTGTTTTCGCCCGCCTTGCCGTGAGTTGGAACCCCGCCGTCTACGTTCAAGGCGGCGGCAACGAGCGTGTTCGGATCTACTCGGCTGACTACAGCGGCACTGGAGCATTGCCGGTTCAGGCAGACAGCACGCTGCTGACGGAAGTGCTCGAACCTCTGACTCGATACGACGACGAGGCAAAGCCGGGTACGCAAAGGCATTACTGGGCTGTGTTCGTTTCGCGTGCCGGAGTGCCGCAGACCACTCGCACAGGAGGCGTGAACGGAGTCATCGGACTTCTGCCGGCCTTTGGTTCGTTGACCCTGTTCGCTACCTCGTTAGTGTTCCAGGTCCCCAACACAGGTTCGCCAACACCTAGTTCCATCACGCTCACTGCGCTGACCCAGAACCTGCCGGGTGTGCCCACGTGGACTGTCGTGTCTGGCACGGCCACGCTGACAGGTCTCGGTGACACTCGAACTCTGGCTTACGCCGGCAG